GGTGTTTTTATTATTAATGATTGTCAATCATAATTATTTTAAATATAAATAATTATTAATTTTGTTTTTCATTATATTTAAATAATCATTAATTTTATTTGTAAAATTATTTGGTTTATATTCATTAAATTCAACTGATGTTAAAATACCATTAAAATTATAATTTAAATTTAATTGTTTATAGCAATCAGAAGTATGTAAACATCCAAATAATAAAGAAAATGGTTTATTGTCTTCTATAATTTCTGGTACTGAAATAACAATATTATCTGAAAAAATTTGTGATATTCTTTTTTTATTAATTAACATATATTCATAATCATAACAATCATATTCTTTATAATTAAAGTTAAAAGGGGTTTTAGGATTTATAATTGTTGATTTGCAATAATTCCATTGTTTTAAATTATTTTTTAATGTTGTTATATTATTTATTATTATTTTATTTTTAAAAGGTGTTATTAAAACACGATCAAAATCAGAAACAATAATCGAATTTAACTGTAATTTAAAATTATCATCATAAGTATAATTAATTGTTATAATAGAACGAACAGAATTATAATAAAAATTTATTTCATTTGTAAAAAAATAGGTGTTATCTGTTTTTTTGTCAATTTTTGCAAGTATACCACCCAATTTATCATTTGATTCTAAATTTAATCTCATAAATCTCGTATTCATTAAATTATTATAACGAATTGTTTTATTGAAAAAATTTAAATGATGAGTAGTATTACTAAAATTTAACATATAATTAGATGTCATTAGTGGTTTATGTAAATTAAACTGACCATTATAACTTTTAATATAATAACGTGTTGTCCCTTTCCATAATCCTAAATCAAATGCATCTATTAATGAAATTAAAAGGATAATAAAATAATTTCTTAAATTTATCATTAATATTTATTATAATTAAAATCTTAAATCAATATAAATACAACTACAATAATTATAATTAAATAATTATTTAAAAAATAAAATGAATAAATATTTATTTTTATTATTATTACATAATTGTTCTTCTTTATTTATTCCTGTAAATCAAATTATTACTAATAATAATCTAAAAATTAATCTAAAAACTAATCTAAAAACTAATCTAAAAACTTATAAACCAAAATCATTATTAATTTTTAATATGATAAATAATAATAAAGATAATAAAGATAATAAAGATAATAAAGATAATAAAGATAATAAAGATAATAAAGATAATAATAAATTAAAAATAAAAGTTAATGATAATCATTTAAAAGAAGATGATAATGATAATCATTTAAAAGAAGATGATAATGATTTTAATTTAATAATGTATAGAATTTATATTTATTTAATAATTTTTATAAGTTGGATGTTAATTTATTATATTATTCTAAATATTATACTTTTAATTTCTTTTACAGATGTTATTAATGGTTTTTGTAAATCAAAGTTATTATTATTTCTAGTATAATAAACCTAAATTAAAAAGATAATAAAAAATGTCTTAAATCAATATAAATATAACTAAAATAAATATAATTAAATAAATATTTAAAAAATAAAATGAATAAATATTTATTTTTATTATTATTACATAATTGTTCTTCTTTATTTATTCCTGTAAATCAAATTATTAATAATAATCTAAAATTTAATCTAAAAACTAATCTAAAAACTAATCTAAAAACTAATGTTAATACTAATATTAATACTAATCTAAAAACTTATAAACCAAAATCATTATTAATTTTAAATATGGTAAATAATAATGAAGATAAAAATAAATCAAAAATTTTTAAAATAAAATTTGATAATAGTCATTTAGAAGAAGATAATAATCTTTATTTAATAATTTATAGAATTTATATTTATTTATTAATCTTTATAAATTGGATTTTAATTGCTTATATTATTCAAAATATTTAAGGATATTTATTATATATATTTATAATAAATGAATTATCTAAAATATTTAATAGGAGTTCTTTTCATTGTTCAAAGTTTATCTATTCCAACAACTACAACTCTAAATCAAAACTTAACTGTTATTCCAAATTTAACATTATCAAATTTTAATAAATCAAATGAATCTATTCCAATTGTAATTACAAGAATTACATCAAGACCTTTAATGAGTTCAAGTGCATTACGTAAAAGTTTTTTTTTAGATAATTTTATTTCATATAGTCCTCTATGATAATTTATTTATTTTTTATTTAAGTCTTTCAAAAGATTTAAAGGATTTAAAGGTTTTATTATTAATAATGGAAAATTTAAATTGGTGGTATCCATCGCCAAATGGAAAAAAACGTATTATGTGGTGTGGAACTCATCCTATTCAATCAAATGGTTATAGTAGAGTTATGTATTATATTTCTAAATATTTAGGTAAATATACAGATATTGAATTAACTGTTTATGGTTTTCAAAATTTTAATAATATTGGAGGTCAAAATGTTATTCGTGGCGATATACCAAAAAATGTAATTATTCATGATGCTTATGCACATGAAGAACCTAAAAGATCCGGTTTTGGTGAAAAAGAAATTGGTAATTATATTAAAGAACATCCTCAAGATGTTATTATTATTTTTAATGATGCTATTATTACTACTGGTTTAACTGCTACTATTATTAATGAATGTGGTAATCAAAGAAATCGTTTTAAATTATTATCATATATGGATCAAGTATATAGATATCAAAAAAATGAATATATTCAACTTTTAAATAATTTTTATGATGGTATTATTGCTTTTACTCCTTATTGGAAAGAAGTCGCTTTAAAATTAGGTATTAAAAAAACTATGCCTATTTATGTATTTCCTCATGGTTTTGACCATAAATTATATTATCCTATTGAACAAAGAATAGCACGTCTTTATTATAATTATAATGAAGAAGATTTTATTGTTCTTAATTTAAATAGAAATCAACCCAGAAAACGTTGGGACATTACTATTATTGCATGGGTTGAATTTGTTGAACGTCATTATCATGTTAATGTAACTAAAAAAATAGGTAAAAATGACTGTAAAATTAATAAATATACATCTAAACCTATTAAATTAGTTATTGGTACTAATGTTGATGGTTTCTGGGATTTAGCAAATGTTATTGAAAATGAAGTTAAATTTAGAGATGTTCCCCTTGATTATGTTAAAAATACTATTATTACTATTCCAACTCCTCAAGCATTAACTGATAGAGATATTAATATTTTATATAATGCTTGTGATGTTGGATTAAATACCGCTGATGGTGAAGGTTTTGGATTATGTGGTTTTGAAGGTTTAGCATTAGGAAAACCGCAAATATCAGCATATGTAGGAGGTATGCGTGATTTTTTTAATGAAAATATTGCATTATTAGTAAAACCAAAAATTAATATTTATCTTGATTGTAAAAGTAATGGAATTGGTGGTGTTGCAGAATTAACTGACCCGCATGATTATGCTGAAGCATTTTGGAAATATTTAAGTAGTCCTGATTTAATGGAAAAACATGGTTATAGAGGAAGACAACATATATTAACTAATTATAAATGGGAAAATATGGTAGATTATTTATATAAAAGAATTATTGTTAATTTATAAAAAATGATTTAATTATTTTATTTAATATTAATAATGACTTTTCTATATGCAAATAATAGTAAGAAACAATGTATAAATTTAGATAATAAATTAAAATTAAATGTTAAATTATTTAATAAAATAATAATAAATGATTATAAATCATTAAATATAATTATTAAAAAATTTTTATTAAAAAATAATAAAATAATTGATATATTTCAATTACGTGAAAAAATAAGTAATGGAGAAACTACTAATCATATCGAATTTTTATTGATTTTATTAAAAGTTATTTCAAAACCACACTTTATTATTAATAATAAAATTAAACACATTTTTATTGAAATTTTAATGCAATTAGAAGAAGAAAATATTACAACTATTTATTCTAAAAAAATAGTTAAAAAATTATCTTCAAATACTTATACTTATATAAATGATGTATATTTTCAATTACAAGATTATTATTTAAATAAGATTTTTAATAAATATTCATATTTAAATAAAGATAATGATATGAAATTATTTATTGATAATAATGATTCTAATATAAGTAATAAATTAATAACTAGAAAATATTCATTATTTACTTCAAATACAACTATTTTATCTCTAATTCAAAAACTCATTTAAATTAATATTTTTTAAGTATTCTTTTTGCACCTCCCATCTTTTTTCTTTTTCCACATGTTTTAGGAAACAAATCGTCTTCTTCTTCCTTACTATCAATATTTTCATAATTAATATTATCAATTGGTAAATAATCACATACTATTGCAGGAACAACACCATCATAATCAAGAAGTTTTAAAGCAGTAATTCTATGATTTCCATCACTTAAAAAATATTCTCTTTCAAGAGTTTTTTTTCTATTATTATATTTATATTCTACATCTATATATACAGGATATAATTTAACCCCCTTCTTATAATCTTCCATAATTTCTTCTAAAATTATTTCATCAAAGTTTTTTTGTTCTGATTGTATATGATATTGACTATCATTTTTATATATTAGTTTTTCTGAATTTATATTTTTAGATTGAGTAGTGTTATATACATCAAAATCATTAATATGAAAAAAACATAATATTATTGCTTTTACATCACTAGAATCTCTAGTAGATGCAATATAATTTCTATCTTTATTACAATCAATATTTTCATAAAATGAATTATAATCATGATTTGGTATATTAAATGATAATTTATTACCTCCTTTTTTTTTTCTTGAAAAAATATTATTATAATCAATTGTTTTTTTATTATAAATTAATTCAAGACGTTTTTCTATTTTATTTTTAATTTTATTATATTTTATTTTATTTTCATTATTAGTTTCATCGTTTTCATCATATACATTATATGAATCTCTTTTATTACCTGAATATGCTTTATTATTATTTAAAAATTCTATTGTACCATCTTCTTTATTAAAAATACAACCATATAAATAAGGATGTATTTTTGATGATATAGAAGTAGTTAAAAATTGATCCGATAAATCTAAATTACTCATTATAATTAATTTTAGAAAAAAATAAATTATTTTTTCTTTAAAATAACATAATAATTTCCTTTTTCATATCCACTATTAATTATTACTAATCTAGGTTCAAGTTTTTCAATCTCTTTTTCTAATTGTCCTTTATCATAAATATTATAATATCTATAATAAATTTCTCCTGTTTTAACTGATGTCCATTTAACTAAATTTGAATTACTTTTAAAATTTAAAGAATTTTTATTTTTATTATCAGATTGCTGTTTTGCCCATACTTCTAAAAAACAAATACCTTCATAATTAAGCACTCTATAAATTTCATTTAAACTTTTTTGTCTATCTTCATCATTATCTAAATGATGATATGATGCTATTGATATAATCCCATCGTATTGATTGTCATTAAAAGGAAGTTCTGTCATATTTCCTTTAATTACATCAAATCCTTTATTAATACATATCTTAACTAATTCTTGTGATATATCAATACCTTTTATTTTAATATCGTTTCTATAATTCATATATTTACCATTACCACATCCAATATCTAAAATAAATGAATTTGATGGAAATAAATCTAAAAAAGAAGTTACACTTGGCCATAAACGTATTCTAGTTTTATCAAATTCATCTGCAATTAAATCATAAAACTTTTCTGTATTCATAGCATTTTTAATTTCCATTTTTTAATTAATAATTATTATAATAATTATTCTTATTTATAAACTAAATTGATTTAAAGAATTATAATATATATAAAAATAAGTTTAATGAATAACTGATGATTTATAAAAAATTCATTAGACTTCAAAAATAAAAAAAAAATTAGTATTATTTAAATAAAAATTATATATGTTAGGGTATTCGTTTATTTATATGAATTCAAGTTATAATATAGTCATAGGTTGAAATGATGTAGGTAAAAAAATACTTTTTAAATAACATATATTATTTATTTTTGTATCGTATTTAATTTAAAATACAACATAAAATAGTTATAGTTGTAAGTATAATATTTACAACTATAACTATTTTAGTATTTTTAATACTTTTACGAAATTGTAGATTTTCATTTATAAGTAATAAGATTAAATTATTATTATTTTCAAAACTTTCACTTAAAAGTTTTATTATATCATTAGTTTCCTTATTTATTTTTTTTTGTTCTTTATAATCAATCATCAAATTTTTATTTAGTTCATTTAATTCATTATATTTTATATCACATTTATTACTTAATGATTCTACTGAATCACTTAATATTAAATAATCTAATTCTATATTTTTATTATATGAATAACCACTATAAAATAAATAAGTATTATAAAATGAATTTAACATAAACATATCTTTCGAAATATTCATATTTATTTCATTATAATATTTATCAAATATTTGAGCATAATAATTTATATTAATATCATATATTTTCAAATCATATTCAATATCTATATAATATGAAAGTAATTTATTATTTATATTTATAATAAGTTCATCTGTAATATAATCATATAAATAATTTTGATATTTATCATAAACTGATATTATTTTATTAAATAAATATTTTTTAAATATTTTAATTATATACTTTTTTAATTTAATTGTATTTAATTTTAAATCATTATTAATTAAAAATTCATTAACAATTTCTATTTTATTATCAATCATATAATTAACCATTTTATTTGAACTAAAAAATATATTTAAATTTTCATTAATTCTTCTATTAATATCTGGTTCATTTGGATTTATTAAACCAATACTCATTTGTAATAATAATACTTATTTTATAATAATTTATATCATTTTTTTTTGCTGATAACTCGGCGTTTTAAATATTAAAAGGTATAAAACTTACAAATTATAATTATAAATTAAAATTTTATCTAAAAAACAAAGAAACTAGTTTGAAATACAAATATTAGTAAATAAATTAGCAAATTATCATTTAACTATAAATATATAATTGTAATTGGTTGCAAAATTATAGTAAATATTTTAAACTAATATGTCAAATTGTAATTAAAATATGAAATAAAACATAAATTATTTATAAAATTAATTTAATCATCATCTATAAAAGGATTTGATAAAGTTCTTTTAAAATTTATATCATTAAAAAATGTATTTTTTTTATTATTACATTTATTATAATTATCAACAAAATCAGTAATAGTATAATCAAAATATCTAATATTATCACAATCTATTATAGACATAAATTTATTTATTATATTTTCTTTTGAATATCTTAATATATAATAGATATCTTCATATAATTTACAATTTATACAAAAATAATCATTATTTTTATGACATTTACAGTATTTATCATTTTTATTATCACATAACCATTTTAAATAATCAATAGGTATATCTACTAATTTATAATTAGAATATTTACCAAAATTTAATTTTGATTTTATTTTAGTTTTATTTTTTTCAATAAAATTTACAAATAAGTTAATAATTGATTTGTTTTTATTTGATAATATAGATAATATAGAAATTAAATCATCTATATTAAAAGGTTTACTATATTTACATTTATAACAATTATTTTTATTCCAATAATTTTTAAAACTACAATTATTACAACTCCATTTAAAATCATAATTACATTTTAAAATATCATATTCATCAAACATATCATTTAATTCACAAAAAGGTATTGTTTCTAATATATAAAATATATATCGTAATTCATTTTTATTTTGATTACATTTATTAATTATACTTTCATAATCATATAAATTTATTTTATTATTAGATGTATCAAAATTATGTATTAATTTTTTATTTAGTATTTTTGATAATTCATTTAAAAATAAAGATTTATTAATTTTTTTTACAATTAATAAATCTTTATCATAACATGGATTATTTATAATTAAAAATAAATTTAATCCTCCATTATCAAGAAGAATATTTGGATTATTATTAATTTTAAAAAGTTCTGTAAAATAATGTTTACTATTAAGTCTTATTTTATATATAGTTTCTTTAAATAATACAATTTTTTCTATTTCACATTTATTTTTAATGTCAAATATCCAAAGTAAATTTGTATTGTTTGATACATAAAAAGTTTCTCTTTCATATAATGTATCATAACTAATAGCAGAATATTGTATTTCTATAATTAAATTATTTTTATTTTTTTCAAATATATTAAAAATATTAAATACATTATCATTTGATATATATATATCAGCGTAATGTATTTTATTATTTTTTTCTATTTTATATTCAATATTTTCATTTGGAAACATTTCTTGCCAATTCATATGAAATTTTGACATAATATTTTCTTCATAATAATTATTATCTTTACTTATATAATATATACAACTATTATTTTTATGTTTAAAATAAGAACAATTTCTTTCAGATTTTGACACAAAAAAAACAATATTATTGCATTTGTTACAGTAATATTCATTTGATTTTATAATACCATTTTCAATATCTTGACATTTTATTAAATTTCCTTCATTATTTTGTGCTAATCTCATTTATATTAAATAAAAATCAAATTCTTTAAATAAAATATTTTTAAGTTATATTATAACAATAAGTTTATATATAAACATTATATTAAATAATTAATATATTATTAAATGCCAAATAAAACAAATATTGTTGGTTCTAGTACAAGAAGAACTTCTGATTTTAAATTTCCATTAAAATCAGATGGAACAAAAGATAATAGATATACTGCTCCACAATTTACAAAAAAAGATGGTAGTAAAGATATGAGAACTATATTGACCAATAATAGAAAATAATTTAAAAATAAATTCTAAGTAGTATATTAACTAAATTATGAATATAATAAAACTTGATTTTGAAAATTTTATAAGTACAATATAAAATTATTTGATATTTAATATTTAAAATTAATCATAAATTGATTTTGGAAACTAAAATTTATGTATATCTTTTAATAAATTTTCAATAGTTTCATTCATTTCTATAAATTGTATTAGTTTTATTTTTAAAAATATAAAATTGAGTTTATAATATTATAATAATTGATTTTAGCAAAATGACGTCACTTGAAGAAATTAAACATCAAATGGAAATTTTGGATGTAGAAAAAGAAAATATGAGTGATTGTGAATATCTGGAAAAGGTAAACAAATTATCTAGTATTTTTCAAATATTAAAACTCGTATCGGATGATTCTGCTTCATCGTCTGATGGTACTATTTCAGATGATGATTCCGATGTTTCTAGTGTTTGGGATGATGAAGCATTTGATAATTATGGTTTAGGTGTTCATGCTAATCCAATGTATGTTTCTGATGATGATGATGTGGATGATTCAAGTGTTTCAAGTGGTTCCGAATCGTCAGGTGAGTTTGATTGAGTGTTTCAAAAATTGAGACTTTAGCGTTTGTTATGAATGTTTTTGTCTTTTTTTTTATTTGTATTATTTTTTTTTCTTAAATGAAAAAACTGAAACTGAATATTTTTATTATTATTGCATTTCAACGAAATGGCGACGCTTGAAGAAATCAGGCGCCAGATGGAAATTCTTGATGAAGAAAAAGAAAACATTGGCGACGGAGAGTACTTAAAGAAAGCAAACAGGTTACGTGAACTTTTTCTTGAAGTTCAAGTTACTAGTGATGACGTTTTGGGTAGTGAGTCTGATTTTGATGAAGATTTTGAAGATGTATTTGTTGCGTCTACTGAGTATTCTATGTTAGCGAACTACTTTTATTCTGAAGAGTCCTCTATCGAGATTGCTGATAATTCTGATGATTCAGATGATTTTGATGAGTTGTTTAGTGCAATTTCTGGAGATTTATTGATCTTCAGTAATGTTACTCAATGCGATGATGCGGATATCTAGAGTTGCTTTCTTGGTGAAAACAAATAGAAAAATTAATACATTTGTATTATTTTTTTTATTTTCATTGCAAAAAATTGATTTATAAATATAACAATTTTTGTTGCATTTCAAGTCAAATGACTTCGATTGAAGAAATTAAAGCTCAGATGGAGACACTGGATGATGAAAAAGAGAAAATGTCAGATGGAGAATATTTGGAAAAAGCTAATAAATTATATGAATTATATCAAAAGGTTTCAAAACTTCAATTTGAGGATGATGATAATGATATTATTATTAGTTTTCAAAATTTACTAATAAACCAAAGTAATGGAATGATATTTATACTTTCGATTTCATAAAAAACTTTTTGTTTTTTTTAATAATTTTTTATAATTTCAAATATACTATGTAAATCAGTTATTGTATAATTTTTTAAAGATAATAAGAAATGAACATTATTTATTTGAAGAATTAAATCATTATTAGAATTACTAATTAGTAAAATATTAAAATTAAAAAAATTAAATAATAATTTTGAAATAATTTTATATAAATTATTTAATTTATTTTTATTAAATTTATTATTATTCCATAATATTATTTGATAATTATTATTATTATAATAATTCATCCAATCAAAACATTCATTATTATACATATAATAAATACGATTTAAAATTAATAATAATAATCCATCCATATTTTGAATATATTCTTTTGGAAATTTAAAAAACCCTGTATAATTCATTATCATATCAATTAAATTTTCATGTATTTTTTTTTTAATAACTAATTGTACTGTTATTAAAAATTTTGATGTTTTAATAACAGTATTTAAATCTTTACGAGATATCATATATATAAATATATATTAATTCTTAAATTAATCATCATCATCTTCTTCTTCATTATTATAATATTCTTCTGCTTTTTTTTTATTTGTGAATATAGCAATTACAAATTTAGTTTCACCGATACGAGTACTAGTATCATTATCACCATAATAAGTAACAATTATATAAGTTTTTTTATCAATAATTTTAAGTTTATATGCATTTAACATATAAGACATATAACTATTTTCTAATTTAGCGGAACTACTAATTAATTTAATTAATTCTTCATCAAATAAATCAGAATCATTTGTATTTAAATTTTTAATATAAAATTGACTAGTATTAACTTTATTTTTAATCATTAATTTAATTTTATTAGCAACTTTTTTTGCATTTTTTTGATAATCATAAATAATATCTTTAACATTTTTACTAGTTTGTTGTTTTAAAATTTGTTTTCCAATTTTTCCATTAATTAAAACACATCTATTTGTAAGAGGATTTAATATTTTACCATCTGGACATTTATTAATTTTATTCATTCTATTATATTATTATAATATAATAATAAAATGAGTTTAAATAATGATATATATATAAATATAAATAATGAATTAAATGAAATGAATAAAAATATAAATATAATATCTACTTATAATTATATGTTTAAAATTAAAGAAATAGAAAAAAATCAAATTTATTTAAAAATAAAAGAACAATTAAATGATTTAAATAATAATATAAATAAAATAGAAAAAATGATAAATAAATAAAACTTAATAATAATAAAATGAATTTAAATAATGATATAAATTTTATTTATAAAGAAATAAAAGAAGTTTATAAAGAAATAAAATGGATAAACAATGAAATTAAAGAAGATTTTAATATAATTGGTAATAATATAAATAAAATAGAAAATGATATAACAGATATAGAAACCATAGTTAAAAATATGAGTGATAAATTAGAACAACAAGAAATAATAATTGAAAAAATTAAAGATTCTGAATTTTTTGAAGATTAATCATTGGTAAAACAGGACAACACTCATGTAATTGAGTTTTAAGAAATGTTTGAATTTTAAATTCAACTGGATATAAATAAGTAAGTCCATATTTATCATCAATAGTAATATTTTTAAGTTTTTTATTAAAATCTAATAAATGATTGCTTTGAATTGGTAAGATTAATAATAATTGTAATTCTGGTTTTAAATAATCACCATTTTTTTTAATTTCAGTAATTTCATTAACTTTTAGATAATTACTAATATCACGGGCAGTAGGTGGATAATTATAAGGATAAAACCATTCATAATCTAAATCAAATTTTTTATAATAATTGTAAGTCCAATAAATTCCCTTAATATAATTATTAACTAATATAGAAATTAAAGAACTATCAAAATTAATATTAATATCAAATAAAGATTTATAATAATTATAACGCCATTTTTTATTATTAACATAAATTTCATTCAATAATTCATCTTTATTTTTAATTGCAAATTCCTGTGATTTCAAAGTAAAATCTGAAGGTTTTTTATGAATAAATTTAGAAACTTCATTAAAAATATCAGTTTCTTCGGATAAACCAATATGACTGAAAATAGCAGTTAAACAATTTTTATTTATTTTACCATTAGATACAAGTGTATGATGTTCTTTAAGAGCATTTGTAGTAATATCAATTAAAGTATTTAAACCACCACTTTTAATATTTAACGTTAAGATATGTGGAATAAAATCATTACCTAGAATTGAACACATAACACAATAACTTTCAATAATATCAATATCATTATCAATAAAAGTCCATTTAGGTTTAAGTTCATTTAATAATGCTTGTTTTAAATTATTAATAGAAACATAAGTAACATCATCATTATTTTCTCTCATAAGATAAATATTAGGAATTCCAGAAATTAATGAAAGAATAATTAAATCAGCATCAAGACCATTAATAATTAAATTAGGATTATTATCATAATCATTAGAAATAAGATTATTAAAATGAGTAAAAATTTTATGTTCTCCTTCGCCTTTATTATTACTTCCATCAAAAATGAAATTTTCTTTTTTTTCTTCGGTTATTTTATTTTGCAAATATTCATCAAGTTCATTCATAAAAACAGTTCCAGTAGAAATAGCATTAGTATCCCATTTAACATCAATAGAATCAATTTTATTTTTATAAATAGATAAATAACGTCGTTTTCTTTGTTGAATAATTTTAGCAAGAGGTGCAACACCATCAATACAAATAAGAGTTTTATTAGGTTTATAAGTATTATAATAATCTAAAATTTTATTCCAAAGATTTTTAAATAATAATTGTTTATCCATAATTCCAGATTTAAGTAATTTATGTGCTTCAGGATGAATAATACCATTAAAATCAATAGCATAAATATAAATATCATTAGGTAATTTACTAAGAATAATATTTTTATATTTCTTAGTTAAATGAAAGAAATAATAAGGAATACCCATGATTTAAAATAATATAATTAAATATAATTAAATTTAAGAATCATTTTTTAAATAAGTTTTTTTATTCTCTTATTTTCTTAATAGAATAATAAGAATATTTTAAATGGGTGAATTTTTAGATGTTTTCTTTGGAACCCCCCAATCTCTTTATGCCTCATATGCTATTATAGCTGCAATAATAACTATATGTATAACAATAATGTTAACCGGAACTGAAATTCCTTTTGCAAATCGTTTCTTATTTATCTTTTTAACTATATTAATGCTTATACCATCAGTATTTTTAATATTATTCCAAATAACTTGTATGGTTACTGGAGGAACTAAAGATACTCGTTGGTGGTGTTGGTTATATGCTTGGATAGTTTCAGCATTTATAATTGTTTATTGTATATTTGTAATAATAATATCATTTTCATCATTATTTACTTATACAAATGCAATGACTAAAATTGAAATCCAAGATTCAACTAATAAAAATTCACCAGAAATTTCAAATGCTTATGCTAAAAATATGATGATTGAAAATTTTGAAAATCAAGAACCTGGAAATATATTAATAAGTGATAGTGGTAAAATAATAAATTCAGATAAGTATGAACGTGCGAAAGTAGATAAATTTATGGATATTTCTAAAATTCGTGAAGAATATTCAAAACAATCAGATGATTCAGTTATATTAGATAAAACATCAGAAAAACCTAAAATGACTGAAGAAAATGTAGAACAAGTAAAACAAACACCTGTATTAAAAGATAAAATAACTACTTTAGTTCGAAGTGAATATCCGGCACCACTTTCAAAAGAATTAATAAATAATATACCTGTACCAAAACCAATAGATAAACAAGTTAATCATATAGGAACACCTAAAGAAGAAAAAAAAATAGGAAATAAACAAGTAACAATAGATAATAATGGTCCATATACATCAAATGATGAAGATGGTTTTTTAAATAAATTCATAGGTAATTATCAAATAGATGAACAATTTATCGATAATGGTGTTGAAGCATTTACAAATATGGATAATAAATATTCATCATTTTAATTATTTAAGAAATTAAATTATTATTATAAATAATGGGAATTATTTATGAAAAGTAAAAACAATGATAAAACTCCATATAAAATTCAATGTTGTAGAAATTGTGGATTAAATGGACATATTTATAAAAATTGTCCTCATCCAATTATAAGTTTTGGTATAATTTGTTATAAAATAGATGGAAATGAAATTAAATATTTAATGATTCAAAGAAAAGATAGTTTATCATTTATGGAATTTATTAGAGGTAAATATGATACAAATAATATTGAATATATAAAGAAATTATTATTGAATATGACAATAGCAGAAAGAAATATGATATTAAATAATAAATTTGAGGATATATGGAATTATGTTTGGTTATCAAATGATAATTCTGTAAATAAAAATAATAAAGAATTTATAAATTCAAAAATTAAATTTTATACATTAAATGAAAATAATTTTTTAAGAAATTATATAATATCAATAAAAAATATTTATAATGAACAAGAATGGGGATTTCCTAAAGGAAGAAGAAAAATGAGAGAAAGTGATGTTGATTGTGCTATTCGAGAATTTTATGAAGAAACAAGAATTAAAAAAGATGATTTAAGTTTAATTTCAGATATTATTCCATTTGAAGAAACATTTTTTGGTACTAATGGTATAATGTATAAACATCTTTATTATATTGCTAAAATAGATAATAATGATATTAATATTAAAGTAGATAATGATTGTATGGAACAAATAAGAGAAATTAGAGCAATTAAATGGTATAATTATAATGATGTAATTTCACATATTAAAATATATAATACAGAAAGAATAGAATTATTTAAATTTGCAAATAAAAAAGTAATGGATTATGAAAAAGTTTATAATGATAAATAAATATTTATTAATATCATTGTTTTTATTTTTTTCTTTTCAATATAACTAATAGAATTATGATAGAAAAACCAATAACAGAAGAGGATTGTTTAAAATGGAAGAAAAATAAATTAGTCAATCCACATACTGATTATCATTTTAAAGCAAAAGAAAAAAGTGCTTTATATAAAAAATTTGCTAAAGCATGTGCTCATATAACTACACCAACACAAACACCTTTAAAAGCAATTACAATTGCAAATCAAAAAGATTTAATAACACCAGAAGCATGTTATAAATGGTTAAATAGTAATAAAAAAATAAATCCTTTAACAGATAAACCAATAAAACCAAGTGAAAAATCAAATAGTTTATATAAAAAATTAGAAAATGCATGTATTAAATTAAAAATAATAGATGTTAAAACAAAAGAAGTAATAATAAAAAATATAAATCCTATTGAAAAAAAACAAAAAGAAATTGATATTGCAAAAATAAAAAATCCAATATATAAACTTAAAAAAAAAATTACAAAAGATGATTGTATTAAATGGAAAAAAGAACCATTAAAAAATCCTCAATCTAAAAATGGAAAACAAAAAATACAAGAAGGTGGACCCATTTTTAAAGAACTTGAAGAAGGATGTAAAAAATTTAAAATTTATGTTAATGAAAATGATATTAAATTAGCACATCAACCTACAAAACAACAAATTAAAATTAAAGATGATACTGAAATTAGAATTCAAAAAATAAAACCTATCATTAAACCTAAAACAATATTTAATGTATCTGATAAACAAAAAAGAGAAAAAAAAATAATTGATAATGAATCATATAACGAACTTTATTATCCTGATTTAAATGATATTGATTTTAATAAAAAATTATTAGAATTAAAAGAAATAAGAGTTCATAAAATTAATGATTATCCAGATATTAATACTATAAATGAATTTGAACAAAAAGCAAATGAATTATGTAGTGGTTTTGATAAAAGTTCATTTCAATATTTAATGGCACATTATTTATCATATAGAACTCCTTACAAAAGTTTATTATTATATTATTCAGTAGGTGTTGGTAAAACATGTTCTGCAATAACAATAGCAGAAAGTTTATTAATAAATCATAATACATATGAAGAACCAAAAATATGGGTAATATTACCAGGTGCAATAGAAGGTGGTTTTAGAAATCAAATATTTGATATAATGAGAACTGCTGATTTTTCAACAATAAATAATCAATGTACAGGAGATACATATGTTAAATTAAGTCAAATATCAAAAGAAACTGATAGTAAAATAATTGAAAAAAGAATTAAAAAATTAATTAAATCACGTTACTTATTTTTTACATATGAAGGATTTGCTAATTTTATTGAAATTAATTATACTCAAAAACAAAAAATAGTTAAAGATAAAGTTATAATTGTTGATGAAGCACATAATATTAGAAATGGTGGTAATAATGATGAAAATAAAAGAGTTTATGATGCATTAATTGAAGTTTGTAAATCTGGTATTAATAATAGATTAATATTATTAACAGCAACTCCTATGTATAATGAACCAACCGATATTTATAATCTATTTTATTTATTATTAGTAAATGATAAAAGAGAAGAATTATATAATGATAATCTTAAAATATTTGATAATGATAATAAATTAACAAAAAATGCAGAAGAATTTATTAGTTTAATGTCATCTAATTATATATCATATTTACGAGGAAAAAATCCATTTAATTTTGCATTTAAATTATCACCTAAATTAAGTGGTATTCCAATTTTAGAAAATGTTATTCCTTTAATGGGAAATGGAAAACCAATTGATGAAACTGATAAAGATTGGTTAAAAAAAATGGATAATGATATTGTTATTTCAAAATTAAGTAATCTTCAAATTAAATATTTAAAAGATAAAAAAATGTTATATGAAGATGCAAATGTTGGTAATAATTTTAATAGTGATCAAATTATGAATATTATATATGATAATACTTCTGGTAAAGAAGGATTTAATAATTTTTTTATTAGACAAGGAGAAGGAGAACAAATAATAGTTAAATATGTAACTAAATATAAAAATGCTTTATTACCAGATGAAAAACATTTAGGATTATATTCAGGAAAATTTTTAAATATTATTAATTTAATTAAAAAATCTAAAGGAGTTGTTGTCGTATATTCACGTTTTAAATGGGCAGGTGTTATTCCTCTTGCTATCGCTCTTGAACATATTGGTTTTTCTCGTGAAGGAACTACTAATTTATTAGCAGAATCAAATGTAAATGAAAAAATTGAATATGAAGGTATAAAAACACCTAAATATTGTATTTTATCAAGTACTGATCCTGAAGTTATGGGAAATACAACAATTGATAATCTTATGAGTAAAATTAATAATCCAAATAATATAAATGGTGAATTAGTTAAAGTTATTTTAATGACACCTGTTGCAGGTGAAGGTCTTAATTTTTATAATATTAGAGAACTTCATGTAACTGACCCTTGGTATCATTTTAATAAAATTGATCAAATTATAGGAAGAGGTATTAGAAATTGTAGTCATAAAAAATTACCAATATCAGATAGAAATGTAACTGTATTTTTACATTCAAGTATTATAGATTTAAATAAAGAAACAATAGATATATCAGCATATAGAATAGCAACTCGTAAATTATATCAAAGTTTTATTATTGATGAAATAATTAAAAATAATGCAATTGATTGTAGTTTATTTAAAAGTATTAATTTTTTCCCTTCTTCTATGTTTAAATTAGGTGCTATAGATATAATAACATCACAAGGAAAAAAAATTAAATATCAATTAGGTGATGATGATAAATATAAAACAAATTGTAAAATTGATATGGATAAATTAAAAGAAAATTCAAAAGGTTTTAGAGAAGAAACTTATAAACATTTAGCAATAAATATTCAAACAAAAATTAAAAAATTAATATTAGAATTAATTCATAAAAATCAACGTTTTATTTCTTATCAATATTTAAAACAAGTATTTAATTATGTTGATTTTAAAATTTTAATGCATGCTATTAAAATTAGTATTTATCCTAATTCTTTAATTGATAATATTATAATTATACCACATCAAGATGGATTACATTTAATTGATGTTGTTGAAGATACACCTTTAAAATTACAATTAATATCTGAAACTAAAAATGATTATGAAATAATTGAGGTTAAAAATGATTTCTATGATAAAATTTATGGAATTGATAATGATAATTATTATAATGCTATAATTTCATTATATTTATCATTAGATGAAATAACTTTTAAAACTTTAATTAATAAATTTTTTAAAATAAGAACATTAAATAAAATTGATTCTTTTATTGAAAATTGTTTTATTAAAGAAGGAGTTTTAATTAAAAATAAAGAAATACCTTCTGTTACTTCCATTATTAATGATAAATATATTGGTTTTGTTAATATTTTTAATGAAGATTTTGAACCACTTTTATATGATATAAATGGTAATCATATGTCTTTAAATCAAAAACAATTAACACAATTAAAATCAAATCGTAAATTTATTGAAAAACCTATTGATTTTACTAAAGAAGTTAAACCATGGGGTTTAATAATACCTATGATTAATAAAGAAACAAAAATTAAAATTAATTCTTTTAAATTATTAACATCTGGTATAATTTATGGAAAAAAAACAGGCATTGTTTGTTCATCTCTTAAAAAAGGAGAACATACTTCTATATTAAAACAATTAAATTTACCATTATCTAATGGTGGAAAAAATACTAAATTTACTTATTGTAATTCTATTGCAATAGAATTATATAAAATTAATAGAATTACTTTATTACCCGAATATAAACCTAAATAAATTTGTATTATTTTTTTACGATTTTATATAAAAATGATTTAATTATCTTTAAATATTTTTTGGTGGATTAAAGGAATTATTCTTGGAAAAAGTGTCATTTGTCGTAAGTTGCAAACATGAGTCTCAATCGTCCCGTCTATATGGTGTGTGATTGGTTGTCTCTTGAGAGACTTGATATCAGTGCTTTATCTCAGAATCCCCGTGCTTTTAGTTTCCTCTTGGATAATCCTGGGTTGATTAACTGGGGGCGCTTTTCCGCTAATCCATCCTGTTACGCTATCGAACATTTGCGTTCAAACCCTGATCGGATTGATACCCACTGGTTGGTTCATAATCCGTCTGGGGATTGTCTGCCTCTCATTGAAGAGCGTTTACACCTTCTTAATCGTAATGATTGGGCTGCCTTGTCGAGGAGAGATTATGCAATTGAGTTACTTAGGTTAAATCCTGAGCGAATTAATTGGTTCTCTATCTCTGGTAACCCTGCCATTTTTGAAAAAGTTGGCGGTAAAATGCAATTTCGTGATTGGATTCCCGTTGGGAAGTTGAATTTCGATGTGCTTTGTAGCAATCCTAACGCAATTGACTATGTGTTGCAGTTTCCTAATAAGATTTCTGCTGCACAGTTCTCGTTAAATCCAAATGCTGTTCCTCATCTCAAGAGGTTGCCTCATTTGATTAATTGGAAGACTTTGGCGTTAAATCCCTGTCCTTTGGCGATTCAGATGTTGAAGGAGAATCCTAGTCAAATTGCGTATGAGTTGTTGTGTAGCAATAACAATCCTGAAATAGTTTCATTGTTTCAGGGCGTACCGGTTTCTGATACCATTATTAGCAAACTTGCTGTTAATGAGGGGGTTTTCGTTCTTGATCGTGAAACTATGCGTCGGAATGGTGAACAACTTGAATTCGAATTCGTGACTGAAGTAATGCATCCTCGCCGGATGTTTGCGGATCCTGAGTTTGATCGTATTGAGCATCTCTTCGGTGACTAGACGTTGGAGGATAAAATAAAAATGACATTAACGCGGGTTTTTGTCATTTAATTCTGATACATGAACATTATCTATCCAATTGGTAACATGTCTATGATAATTTATATCATAATTATTTTTATTATTAATTTTTATAACTGATGAATATGCATGAACAATACAATCTTTATAATTTTCAGTATCATATGTAAAATAATTTCGCAATTTATTATTTCCTAACATTGCGGCAGCATATGAAAACATTGTAGATTTTACACCCATTAAAATTTCCTTACATTTAGATAAACAGAAAAAATCTAAAACTGCTTCATAATTATTTAAGTTATATTCATTTGTATAATCAATTTTATATATATAAATTTTTTTATTATTTTCATTTGCATAATTTTGAACTAAATCAGTTATATGTGTTTTCCAATCATTATCTTCACTTATAATTAAAAATTTAGGATTAGGTTCAGTGTTAATAATATTTTTTACATCTAATAAAAGATTATCAATTATTATTGGTAACTCACTATTTAGTGTTGATAAACGTTTATCATCATTATCATTTACTCTATCTGATTTTCTTAAATGTATTCCATATGTATTTTCAAGACCTGATGGTATTTTATTTAAAATAAGAAAAGATGGTTTAACTACTTGTTTAGCAAGAATCATATAATTATTAGATAATTCTTCAAATGTTAAATTAGGATAAATTCTAACTAAATAATCATAAATTTTTATAGGATAAAATAAATGAAGAAATATATATTTACTATTTCTATAATTTTTATCAAAAATAAATTCATTTTCATTAAAATCTAATAATCTAGGATCGTAAAAATCCCAGTCTCCTTCTATATTTGTAAAAAAAGTTAATATATTTGGTTTTAAATTTAAATATTTACAAACAACTAAAAAACTAATTACTGATATTAATTTATCTCCTAATCTACCATGTGGAGGAATATTAATAATTGCAGTATTCATATATAAATATATTTTTTAATAGTCTTTATATTAAGATTTATATTAAGATTTATATTAAGATTTATATTAAGATTTATATTAAGATTTATATTAAGATTTATATTAAGATTTATATTAAGATTTATATTAAGATTTATATTAAGATTT